CAAACACTGTAACCAATAACATGTTCAGTGTTAAATATCAGTTATTCTTAAATGATATTTACTTCTTTGGTTCTACTGAACTATTAACTTATGCAATGACTAAAACATATCTTGAAGATATTGATTTCTTGCTTTCTACAGATAAGCAAATAAGATTTAATCAACGTCAAGATAGACTTTACTTAGATATTGACTGGGCAGGTGCATCGGTTGATAGTTATATTATTATAGATTGCAATAGACTTTTAGATCCAAATGATTTTACTAGAGTTTATAATGATTCTTTCCTCAAGAAATATCTTACTATTTTAATTAAGAAACAATGGGGTCAGAACCTTATCAAATTCCAAGGAGTAAAACTTCCTGGTGGTATTGAACTGAATGGAAGACAAATATATGATGATGCTCAGAGAGAACTTGACCAGTTGATGGAGAGAATGTCTAATACATATGAACTTCCCCCATTAGATATGATCGGATGATATGCTTAACCCATTTTTCCAGCAAGGTTCACAAACAGAGCAGTCTTTAATACAAGACTTAATCAATGAACAACTTCGTATGTATGGAGTTGAGGTATATTATATTCCAAGAAAATATGCTACGACAAATACAATAATAAAAGAAGTTATTGAGTCTAAGTTTGATAATGCATATCCTCTTGAGGCATATGTAAACACATATGAGGGATATGAAGGACAGGGAACTATCTTATCAAAGTTTGGTGTTCAACCGTTAGATGACTTAACTCTTACAATTTCAAAAGAAAGATTTGAAACCTATATCACTCCTCTGACTGAAAGTCTACCAAATATTGAACTTGCATCTAGACCAAAAGAAGGGGACTTAGTATATTTCCCATTGGGTGATAGACTATTTGAAATTAAGTTTGTAGAACACGAAAAACCATTCTACCAACTTCAGAAGAACTACGTTTATGAACTGACTTGCGAACTCTTCAGATACGAAGACGAAATCCTGGATACTGGTGTTACAGAGATTGATGATAATGTTGCAGATGAAGGTTACATTCAAACTCTGACTCTTGTTGGTTCTGCAGCAACTGCAACCGCTGCGGTTCAGGGTGGAGTTGTTGATGGTGGTGTAAGATTCTTTACACTTTCAAATAGAGGTAACGGTTACTCTTCTGCACCAAGAGTTGCTATTTCTTCTGCACCAACTACAGGACTTACTGCTGTCGGTGTCGCAACTATGATTGGTGATTTGGTTGACTGTACTGGAGATAAAGCAGATTCTAAGGTTCAGGGCGTAGAAGTAGTAAATGCTGGTTATGGATATACTGAACCACCATCTGTAGCGTTCTTTGGAGGTGGTGGAGCAGGTGCTGCAGCAACTGCAACTATTGGTGATGGTGTTATTGGTATCGTCACTGTTACAAGTGGTGGTTCTGGATACAGCACTGCACCAGGTGTTTCCTTTACAAACGAAGTCTTCCTTTCTGGTGTTACAACTGCATCTGCATCGGCACATGCATACATCAATGGTGCTGGTATTGTAACTGCAATATACCTTACAAACACTGGTCTTGGATACAGCACTGCTCCAACCGTTGTTGTTTCTAACCCAGTTGGATTCGGCACTACTGTTGGTATTGGTACATTCATCTACAACGAAATTATTACTGGAAGCGTAAGTGGAAATACTGCTCGTGTAAGAGAGTGGAAGTCTACTACAAATACCTTAGAGATTTCAAACGTTACTGGAGACTTCCTGCCGAATGATATTGTTCAGGGCGGAACGTCTGGGGCGATATATAAGGTTAGGGTCGTAAATACAGATAATCTTGTAGACCCATATGCTCAAAATGATATTATTGAAAGTGAAGCAGATAACATTCTCGACTTCACCGAACGTAATCCATTCGGCAATCCATAAATAGTATATCGTACTGGTTGAAAAATGTTTGAGTATTTTTACCACGAAATATTAAGAAGAACCGTCATTGGATTCGGAACACTCTTCAATGATATCAATATCCGTCATACGGATTCTTCTGATAACACTGTAAGCGAAATGAAAGTTCCGCTTGCGTATGGTCCTACTCAAAAGTTTCTTGCCAGACTGGAGCAGGTAGCAGACCTGAATAAACCAACTCAGTTGTCTCTGCCGAGAATGTCTTTTGAGATGATTGGTTTGAGTTATGATCCATCAAGGAAAGTAACTTCTACTCAAACGTTTATTTCTGCTCTCGGCAGTGATAAGAAAAAGGTACGAAAGACTTTCATGCCTGTTCCATATAATATGTCATTTGAATTAAGCATATATTCAAAATTAAATGATGATATGCTTCAAATCGTGGAACAGATTTTACCATATTTTCAACCTGCATATAATCTGACTATTGATCTTGTAGATCAAATTGGAGAGAAGAGAGATGTCCCTGTGGTATTTGAAGGTATCACAATGTCCGATGATTATGAGGGCAACTATCAGACAAGAAGGTCTCTTATCTATACTTTGAGATTTACTGCAAAGTCTTATCTGTTTGGTCCTATCTCCGATCCTTCCAAGGATGTTATCAAAAAGGTTACTGTTGGTTATATTGCTGGAGACAGAACGCAAACTCCATCCAGAGAATTCACATACAGTGTTCAACCAAGAGCAACGGAAAGTTATACAAACAACGTCATAGCAAGACTTTCTGATGATGTTACAGATATTGCAACGATTATCGAAGTTAGTGATACAACCAGTATTGCAGTTGGTGGAGTTCTTGTTATTGATGATGAGAACTTCCGTATTGCATCCAGGTCTGGAAGCAAGGTTACAGTAGAGAGAGGATATGACTCTACAACTGCTACTAACCACGTAAAGGGAGCGGAGATTAAGTTAATTACTGCAGCAGATGCAGACCTTATTCAGTTTGGCGACAACTTCGGTTTTGATGAGATTTAATTTCTATGGCAAACAAATTTGATGATTTAAATGACGCTTTCAATGTTGCAGGAGACATAGTTCCTGCAGCAACAGAAAAGACTGAAGTTATTCCTAAACAGGAAAAACCTGAAAGACCTATTGTAGATGACGTTAGGAAAGATTATGAATACACAAGAGGAAACTTGTATTCAATCATCGAAAAGGGTCAGGAAGCAATCAATGGAATTCTTGAGTTAGCACAAGAAAGTGAAATGCCAAGAGCATATGAAGTTGCTGGACAACTTATCAAGAATGTCTCTGATGCAACCGATAAACTGATGGACTTGCAGAAGAAGTTGAAAGATGTAGAAGAAGAATCTAAATCTAAGGGTCCTCAAAATGTTACCAATGCACTTTTTGTAGGATCGACTGCAGATTTAGCAAAGATGCTTAAGAAACAAAAGATTGATGATAAATAGTTAAAAAAGCACGATGGCAACCCCTGTAGTAAATATAACTATCCCACAAGGAACTGACTTTAGTGAGGTTTTTACATCTACTGAGTCTGATGGTTCTGCATCTAACTTAGCAGGATTTACAGGTGCATCTAAAGTTAAAAAACATCCTGGAGCAACGTCTTCACAGTCATTCTCAGTAAGCATCACTGGTTCAACTGGAGAAGTTTCTATTGCGATGACAGCGGGGAAAACGGTTACTTTAGATCCTGGAAGATATTACTATGACGTTGTTTTGACATCGGGCACTGGATCTGTTTCCAGAATGGTTGAAGGTATGGCAATTGTAACAGCAGGCATTACCACTTAAAACTTATGGCTGTAGTAAGAAAAGCACGAAACATTTCTAGTGTAACAAAAAAACCACAACCAAAGGTAACTGCAAGGTCCACTAGACAACCATCTTCGTTAGAAGAAATGGGTGATATTAACTTTGGAGCATTGGATGATTCAAAAGACAACTTAATAGTTTCTTATGATAGTGGTACTGATAAATTTGTTTTAGTATCTGCTGATGAAATCTTGGCAACCTCTGCTGAAGATAGCAACCTTAACGATCCATTTGTTACTCAGTTGGAGCAGGAACTGAACTTAAATACCATTGCACTTGAGGATCTAGATGGAGGAAGTTTCTAATGCCGGTAAGATTTAGAACTTTAGCTAATTTTTCTGATACCATATCCAATCTAAAAGATAATCACGTAGTAAGATATAATAATACTTCTGAAAAATTTGAGTTAGTTTCTGTGGATCAAGTGTTAGAGATTTCTCAGGAAGATGATGATATTTCTAATCCATTTGTTACACAGTTAGAACAGCAAATAGATGCAGATAATATTCCTAGAGGAAACGTTGATGGTGGAAGTTTTTAAAGATACACTATACTAAATAATATTATATTTTAACGAAAATAAGTAATGGCTGCACCCGTAATTCAGTTTAAGAGAGGTGTACTTGCTAATCTCCCTGGACTCAGGGCGGGTGAACCCGGTTTTACAACCGACTCTTACGACCTCTATGTGGGTATTGATTCCACAACAAGCAACAATCAGTTCGTAGGTTCAGGTAGATATTGGCAGGTAAATACAACTACTGTTGGTAGTGGTGTCAAACTTGTAGAAGGTACTAATAACGGTACGAATACTGTTACCCTTAAGTCACCAAACTCACTGGCAGCAAGTTATACGCTGACTATGCCTGCGGACGACGGTAACGCTAACGATGTTCTCGTTAGTGACGGTTCTGGTAACCTGTCATTCTCCGCACCTGCAGCATCTTCCTTTACTCTTGCTGCCGACTCTGGTTCTAACGATACCTTCTCAACTGGTGGTACTCTGACCTTCTCAGGTGGTGAGGGTATCGATACCACTGTGAGTGATGATACTATCACCATTGCAGCGGAAGACGCAACCGAAACCAATAAGGGTATTGCGACTTTCGATGGTACAGACTTCACTGTTACCTCTGGTGATGTTACTCTGAATGCTGAGAGAATTCAGGATATCGCCGGTGCGATGTTCTCCTCTAACACCGAAACGGGTGTTACCGCTACTTATCAAGATAGTGATGGAACTATTGACTTAGCAGTTTCGATTTCTACTAGTGAAATTGCTGCTGGAACTCTTGTTATTGAGTCTGAGGGTATCGGTTCTAACGACAACGATACAACCGTTCCAACATCTGCTGCTGTTAAAGACTACGTTGATGCACAGGTCGCTGGTGGTGGTGGATCTTCTGCTACGGTTGCAACAATAAGTGATGCTACTGACGCCGCTCACTTCCTGACCTTTGTTGACGCTAACAACGGTTCTGCAACTCAAGAAGCAATTAAAACTGACGCTGGTATTACTTACAATCCCAGTTCCAATCTTCTTACAGTTGGTGGTGAGATTTCTGTTACCACTCTGGATATTGGTGGAACTAATGTTACCTCTACAGCAGCAGAACTGAATGTTCTTGACGGTGTAACTGCATTTGTTGATGAAGACAATATGGCATCTAATAGTGCCACTTCTATTCCTTCTCAACAGTCAGTCAAGGCATACGTTGATTCTCAAGTAACTGCGCAAGATCTTGACCTTGCTGGTGATTCTGGAACAGGTGCTGTTGACCTTGATTCACAGTCACTGACCATTGCTGGTACATCAAACGAGATTGAAACCGTTGCATCAAACCAGACCGTTACCATTGGTCTTCCTAATGCAGTTACAGTTACTACCTCAGTAACAACTCCAACTGTTCAGGCAAGTGCTGTTAAGGCAAATGACGGAACTGCTGCTATCACAATCACCGATAGCACTGGTGCTGTTGCAATGGCACAGAACCTCACAGTTCAGGGTAACCTGGTTGTTAACGGTTCTACCACACAGGTTAATACATCACAAACAACCATTGAAGACCAACTCCTGGAACTGGGAATGGTTGATGGTTCTGCACCATCTTCTGACCTGAACAAGGACATCGGTGTTATCTTCAACTACTACACAGACGCCGCTAAGAAAGCAGCAGTCTTCTGGGATGATTCGGCATCAAGAATTGTAGTTTCCGCAGTAGCAACCGAGTCTTCAGGTGTTCTGACTAACTCTACAGCAGGTGCTCTTGAAATTGGTTCTCTGTATGTAAATGACTGTGCTGGTAACACACAGGTCATCAACTGCTCTGGTTCTGAGAGAACTCTTGAGAACATCACTCTGGACGGCGGTTCATTCTGATTCTAACCACAACTTAATAAATAGGGGAGACTAAACATCTCCCCTTTTTTTATGAATGAAGATTATAAGTATTTGTTGACATCATATCAAACAGCAGCATCTGATTTGTTTACCCAATCTGTAGCGACGAGTGCAAAGATTAGACAACTGACGGACCTTGTGAACGTATTGAATGAGAAGGTTCAGGAACAGGAGAAAGAGATTGAAAGGTTGAGTAAGACAAAGACTCCTCGCGCTACAAAGTCCACAAAAGATGATTCGACTTTTTAATAAATAAGAATATCTGTTATATAACAGAATCAATTAGGTATATACCGCTGACATAATGGCAAATCCAAAGGTTAAGTTTAAGAGGTCTTCTGTTGCCAACAAAAGACCGACTCTTGCTAATTTAGAGTCAGGTGAATTAGCACTAAACACTTATGATGGTAAACTTTTTACCAGACAAGACACTGGTGGTGTGGGAATTGCAACCACAGTTACTCTTGTAAATCCTTGGGACGAGACTTATGGCGGCGAGTCTATTACCTATTCAGGTATTCAAACCAGTGGTGGTGGTGGATCATCAACAGACTACAGTGAGATAACTGTATCTGGTTTTTCACCATCCTCTTTCGACCAAACATACCAAAGACAAAGTACAGGATTTACTCTTGATACTGGAACAATAAGTTCTGGTAATGCGCTGTTCAACACTAATAGTAATTACTATTACTATACGGCGACTACTGGAACTGATTCAGAAGATAGAATGATTATCTTCTCTGAAGAAGATAACGCATGGTATGCTATCTTCAGTTTCGATGATCCTGATTACACAAGTAATACTAACAACGAGGCTCTTGGTCCAACTGGAGTAGATGTCTTTGCATATAGTATAGCAACAGGTAGTGATACAGCAGATGGTAGAAATGTACCACCTGCCAGTGATAGTAATATTACTTATGGTACAACTGCTGCGGGAATTACTACCAGTAGAGTTGGTGTCGTTACTTTCACCACAGATGGTAATGCTGAATTTGTTGGTGTAGTAACCGCTTCTAGTTTCAGTGGTAATGTTACCGGTGATGTAACTGGTGATGTAACCGGTAATGTTGTTGGTATTGCTAGCACAGCACTTGTAGCTAATAAAGTTCTTACACAGAGAAATGAAGCTACTAACGCTAATTTCTACTTCACCTTTGTTGATGATAACAATGTTTCTCCTTCTGCAAACACACTTTATACTGACACATCACTTAATGTAAACCCATACACCAACATCATCGCAGGTGGTGGGTGTGATATGGTCGCCTATTTTATTAACAGTGTTCAGATTACATCAACAGCTACAGAACTGAACATTCTTGACGGTGCCACACTCTCAACATCTGAACTAAACATTCTTGATGGTGCCACACTCTCAACATCTGAACTGAATATTCTTGATGGTGTTACCGCTACCACCGCTGAACTGAACTACAGTGATGGTGTCACCTCTAATATTCAGACACAATTTAATAATCTAGCAACTCTGACTGGTGTAAGTGCTGGTTCTACAACTCTTGGAACCTTCACTGGAACTACGATTAGTGATAATAAGGATCTCAAAGTTGTTCTCCAGGAGATCGAAACCGCAGTTGATAATGTGGTTGGTGGTAATAGTGGTGCAGCAACTGTTCTTGTCCAGTCAGATTCTACAAACGCTAGTTTCTTCCCTACCTTTGTTTCTGATAATAATGGAAGTGCTACACAAGAAGCATTCAAGACAGATGCAGGATTATCCTACAATCCCTCATCAAATACTCTGTCTGTTACTGGTGAGATAACAGTTAGTGGAAATATTAACGCTAATGGAAACATTGTTGGTGACAACTCAACCAATATCAGTGGTATCAGTTCAGTAACAGCTACAACCTTTGTAGGTGATGTGACTGGTACTGCCGATATGGCTACCAATCTCAGTGTTACTAATATCTCAAGTACTAACACTGATTTTACACTCACCATGACGGATGGTTCTAACACCTCCACTGGTAGAGCTTTTGGAATTGACAGTGGTCTTACCTATAATCCTAGCACCAATGTACTGACTGCAGGAACTCTTGTTGGTAATGTCACTGGTAATGTCACTGGTAACGTTACTGGTAATACAAGTGGTAACGCAGGTACTGCTGACCAAGTTAAGACACAACTTACTGTAACTAACTCCAACCATTACCTTACATTCGTAGACTCCAATAATTCATCTGCAACTGCAGAGACTGTTTATACTGACTCTAGTTTACATTACAATCCACTCACGAACCAGTTCACTGCACCTGGGGTGAATGTAACTATTCTCTCCATAGATGGTACTGATGTAACCTCTACCGCTGCTGAACTCAACCTTCTTGATGGAACAACTGTTGGTGTTGCCGTTTCTTCAAAAGCACTGGCTGTTAATGCAGATAGAAGCCTAAGTAACCTTGGAATTGTTACTGCAACATCATTTGAAGGATTTGATAGTTTAAGCGCACCATTTGGATCAACAGTTACTTACACTGTCACTGTTGCTACTAAAACAGCAAATCACAGATATAATGGATCAGGAAGTAGTAATGGATATTTAATTAATGGTGTTGAAGCACCATTCCTCACGCTAACACCAGGTAGAACTTATAGATTCACGAATGATAATACAGGTAGTCATCCTCTAAAATTCTATCTTGAAGCAGACAAGACTACAGAATATACAACAGGTGTAAGTTTCCAGAATAGTTATACTGAGATTACAGTAAGTGATAGCACACCATCAATTTTACATTATCAGTGTACCAATCATGGTTACATGGGTAATGCCGTTCAAACAAATTCAAACATTGGGGGTGGATTTGTTGTCACTGACGAGTCTAGTGATACTACTTGCTTCCCACTATTTGCTACTGCTGCGACTGGCACTGCTCTAGCGGCAAAGTCTGGTACTAATCTTACCTTTAACTCTTCATCTGGCGCATTAACTGCAACATCATTTGTTGGTAATATAACAGGAAACGTAACTGGTAATGCAGATACGGCAACTGCTCTTCAAACAGCAAGAACAATCGGTGGAGTATCTTTTGATGGTACTGCTAATATTAACTTACCTGGTGTAAATGCAACAGGTAACCAAAACACTTCAGGAACTGCTGCTGGTTTAAGTGGTGCTCCTAGTATTACCGTTGCAGATATCACCGCAACTGGAAATGTATCTATTGCTGGAACATTAACATATGAAGATGTAACTAGTGTTGATGCTATTGGAGTAGTAACAGCAAGAACTGGTGTTAGAGTTACTACTGGCGGTATTATAGTATCTAATGGTGGTGTTAATGTAAGTGGCGTTACAACTTCAACATCATTTGTTGGCGATCTAACTGGAGATGTAACAGGAGATCTTACTGGCGATGTAACTGGAAATGTAACTGGAAATGTTACTGGTAATGTTACAGGTAATATTGATGGTATTGTTGGTGCTAACACACCTGCAGCTGTTACAGGCACTACCATTACTGCTAATACTGGATTTGTAGGCAACTTAACTGGTAATGTAACAGGAACTGCTACTACAGCAACTAATGCAGTGCAACTACAAACTGCGAGAAAAATCGGTGGAGTATCTTTTGATGGTACATCAAATATCAATCTTCCTGGTGTAAACGCAGCAGGTAACCAGGATACTTCTGGTAATGCAGCAACCGCTACTGCACTTGAGACTGCTAGAACAATTCATGGAGTAAGTTTTGACGGGTCGGCAAATATTGATTTGACCGAAGTGGTTCAGGATACTGTCGGGGCGATGTTCTCTAGTAATACAGAGACAGGTGTCACGGCAACATATCAGGACTCCGATGGCACTATCGATTTAGTCGTTGGAACTCTCAATCAAGATACAACAGGAACTGCTGCTCTTGCAGAAGGTCTGACAGGAACACCAAATATCACTGTTGGAATTGTAACAGCATCATCTTTAGATATTTCTGGCAATGTTGATGTTGATGGAACACTGGAAGCAGATGCCATCACTATTGATGGAGTGACTCTTGCAGAAACCATTTCTGATACTGTAGGAGCGATGGTCTCCAGTAACACTGAGACTGGTATTAGTGTTACATACGACGATAGTGATAATACACTTGATTTTGTTATTGGAACTCTAAACCAAGACACCACTGGTAATGCTGCTACTGCAACGGCTTTAGAAACCGCAAGAAACATCGGTGGTGTATCTTTTGATGGTACTGCTGACATCAACCTTCCTGGTG